CCTTTTCTCTTGCAAAGATATAAAAAAATAAAAATACAAACAAATAAAAGAATAGAATATTTTGGAGTATTCTATTTTTCAATCCTACCTATTTCGTAACCACCCCCTACCTATTTTGTAACCCCCATATATATATAATAATATATACATCTTATTAAAGTTTATTAAAGTTATTTATTAAATTATATTATTAAACCTTTTTTTGAGAAAAAAGGATGATTTATTTTTTTTCAATCCATCCCAAATCCTTTATTCCATCCATTGTCAAATCTACCCCACAATAGAAATCATGCGTGACTTTCTTCATCAAGATTAAGGCATCGCTTTTGTTAACCTTTCCCAACTTTACCCCATCTTGAATAGCCTCTTGCTTGCAAGCGAGGAATATGCCACAAACGATTGATAAAATCAACTCGCATTCCTCACCACTTAAACCAGGTCGCCCGATATAAAATCCAATACCGCCCTCGCATATTCGTGGTATTTCTTTAATTTCTCTTTCATATCAATTATCAATTATATTTTGTAGGTTATCACTTATATCACTTAACTCGTCATGTGCTTCTTGCATGGTGTCAATATTCTCTTGCATGGTGTCCCCACGTTCGGAGTTTTGTAGACTTTCGGGCATATTATCAAATGCGTCTTGTTCATCACCCAATACCCCGTCAAGTTCACACATGATGTTTTGTAACTCGTCTACAATTTCTTGTAGTTTGTTTCTTCTTGTTGCATTCATAATGGATTGTTTTTAATTAGTTATAAATTTTGTTTGCTCTCTCTACAAGTATATCCCTTGTTTCGTTATCACATTCTCCAAAGAACCTAAATCCGTCAAACTTATAGATAACGAACTTGTTCCATAGGTGTGTGCCTAAATCCTTACCGAATAAAAATACACTTTCGTTTTCATTGAATTTGTTGAATAAGTAGAACATCATGTTCTCAATTGCTTTTCTTGCTACACTTGTTTCCATAATTATTTAATATTTGTTGTTTTAATGCTTTGTAAGGCACGTTCCTTATAAGGATAGGCAAACGTACCACCCTTATAAAGAACGTGTGTTGTAGAACGTTTAATCAATCAAGTTCGCTTTCGTCACACACAAGAACATCCCCCACGACAATATCGTTTGTGTGTGGAAAATTCTTCTGTAATATTTTAGTGGCTTCGTGATTTATACCCAATCCCTTTATTTTCCCCTCCTCATTCATGACCATATACTGTTTTCCGTCATTGATAGGTATAACCTCAATGTAACCACTTACTATTGCCTGCAACTCCGAAAGTTCGTAGGTCTTTCCGTTTTTTGGTGTGTAATTGTCAATTACTAAACCACCGACTTTATAAATTGTTCCCATAATTATAAATATTTAAAAGTTAATTACTTGTTTTGGTTTGTTGATAATGATTTCTTTATATTCGCCATGTGACATGACAAACGCCTTTGAAATGCCACATCATCCTTGATGGAATTATTATCCAAATTCCACTTCTTAAAGCAACCCGCCATGTCACGATAATCACGCATCATATTGCGAATGGCATCACGATTCGGTGTCCTGGTATTGACCTTTGACCAATCCCACGTAAACGGGTCTTCACCTAATCCAAACACACGGGTCATGATTTTTATAAATGCTTGTGTGTCCGCTTTCTGCAGATAACGAGCGTTCTTTGTCACCCCACGTTTCTTTCCTATTTGATGCCGTTCCTCCTCCGACATGCTGTTGAAAGTTTCTTGCCACTTTTCATTTTGTGCCCCCAACTTACACCCCATACGTTTCTTTTCTGCAAGCGCTTTCTTTGTCCTGTCGCTTGTCAGTTCCCTTTCGTATTGTGCCACCGCTGCAAACACACCAAGTATCATGGTGTTAACTTGTGGCATGTCGGTAAAGTGAATGTCAATGCCGGTGTTAATGACACGAAAAGTAAATTCCACGTCACGTGCCAATCGGTCTAATTTTGCGATAACAAGTGGTAGGTTGTTGGCTTTGCAATAGTCAATTGCTTGCCACAAACCTTTTCTATCACGATGTGTACCTGACTCCACGTCTACAAATTCTTGCTCCATAGTGCCATTGTTGTGGGCAATAAAATCTGCACACATTTTCCTTTGTGCCTCCAAGCCAAGACCACTGCGACCTTGTTTTTGTGTGGAAACACGGAGATATGTCACATATTTTTTCTTTTCCATTGTTGTTCTATTTTATTTATTTATACAAACTGATGATGCTCTTCTTTGTACTTATTAAGCCATCCACGTATCTGCTCGTCTTCAAGATATGGATAAACATTCTCCGCTGCTACGATGATAGAGTAAACATCAACGTAAATGTCAGTCTGCCAAAGCATATATCTTACGTATAACTCTGGGTCAATTTCATCACGCAGTCGCTTTTTGTAATCTTTGATACACTCTTTAAGAGTCTTTCCTTTGTTAGCATACAAGCACTCATCCTTAATCGTGCTGATGTCTTCAAAAATCCATTTTGCCATAATCATTTTATTTTTTAATGTTATTTACTTGTTTTATTTATTTTGCCCGTCATGCCGATAGCACAGCAAAGGTGATAGTGAATCATCTCCTACGATTCCAACCACCACCAAGATAGTACCCTATCATACCAAGGATAATGATTATTGCCATAGTACTTATATATTTGATTGTTAGACATAGAATTTCTTTACAACTGACTTATTAGCGATGTAGGACTTTTTGATAAGTTCTTTACGTTCTTTCATTAGTCCCCAATAGGCTTCCATTTCCTTACGTTGTAGTACTTTTTCCATTTCAACACCTATTTCCACGTAACGTTTCAAATCTTTCTTGGAGAAATTCAGCAAGATGTATCCATGCTTTTCTTGCCACTTGCACGACTTTGCATAGTATTGTCTATCATCAATAACTTGGATAGTTATACCATTGCAACACACCTCAATTTTTTCGCCCATTGAATATTCTGAACTACACTTTGGCTTTTCGTAGTAGTGTACCTTATTCAAAGCGATGCCACACGTATGTAGGTTGTTGTACAATTCCATTGTTTCGTTCAACTTGTTCAACTCATATTGAACGTGATTGTAAGTTTTGTTTGTTTCCATTTTTATTTAGATATTATAATTGTTGACAACAAGACGATTACACCAACCGCCCATAAAATTAACTCTTTCGGTGTGTACTGCCCGTCCAGTGACGCACACCAATTCTGCATTTGCACCTGCTTTCTTAATAAATACGTTTTCATAATTACTTTGTTTTCTTGTTAGACTTCTTTTTCTCTTCGCTTATTTCGTAACTTAAAGTTACAAGAATTAGAATGATTAATATTGTTTCCATACTATTTATTATACGTTTGATTCAAATTAGTTTCCATAAATATACTCGTATGCTTTGCGTGGTGTGGAAAACTCGCCACCATATCCACGGAATTTAGGACCGCATACCGACACATCTTCATAGTGGTTATCGTCCACCCAATTAAAGCGAACAGTGTAGCCTAATTTTCTTAATTTCTCGGCATACATATATGCCGTTTTGTTGTACTTCTTTGTTCTCATAATTGTTCTCATAATTGCTTTTATTTATTTATAGTTAAACAATAAAATGTATATTTTGTGGTGGTGGTAGGTTCTTCCCCTACTACCCAAAAGTTTTATTTGCACCACCCCTTTTTATTTATTTATGCATACGCCCAATATGTCCATGTGTGCAACTTGCATACACCATAACGCTTTAAGTATGTGTCAAGTCTTTTCTCAAACATATCACGCCCGAATTTCAAACCACGTAACAGAAGTTGTTTTTCTTCATCCGTACATTCTTTATATCCTTCTTCTTCAACCGATTGATACCCGCTTCTGTGGTAGTAGTGGAAATATAATTCCCCATTATCAAATACTTTCCACCACACACGTTTGTCACCATTATCACCACCCTTCTCAATACGTGCAATCTTTCGGTCAAAATCTTCAAGATTCTCTGACTTGAAATAAGCCGCCATCTTCTTGGCGTCTGCACAAAGACTACGATACAATTCATAGTCGGGTCCTTCATCATGAAAACAGAACCTATTCTCGATATGTGGCTTTACGATATAGTATATACCACCATGCATCTTGATTGCCCCCACCGAATTTTTCTTGTAATAATCATCGTCACTTTCTTTCAGCCAATCGATGAATTGTTGTGTATCTTTATTATAATCAGATGCTTTGATTTTAGATGAGGTTGCCGAACCTGACTTTACGAATTGTTCTAATGCTTCACGTTGTTTCTTTGAGAATATCCAACCAGCACCACAAGACAAACGAGGATTAAAGCGACCACCCATTTTTTTAAGTTGGTCTTTCACTTCCTTTGTGTCACCAACCAACGCAATGGCTTTCTCCGAATAGTCCACAATGCTGAACTTTGGTTCATTTTCACGCATCGCCTCTTTGACATCGGCAAATTCCTCTTCCGACAGCCATTCCATGCAGTCCAGCCCATCAGGAAAACCTTCGTTGTCCTGTATCATAAACTCTGGGTCTTTTTCATCTTTATGCAGGTTTTTGCACATTGACAAAAAGTCCTCATAACTATCACACTTGGCGAGGTCAATCCACCCACCTTTTAAATTTCCATCATTGTACTTTTTAAAAGTACCTACATAAACTTTTGCCATAATTTTAGATTTTAGATTGTTATTTTTAATAATGATATATATTTATATTTATTAATTAATATTAAGCACCCAAGCCGTTACGCATTGTACGGCTCGGGTTAATTTGTTGATGATTAATAATTCCAAATATTGTGGCGGTCTTTATACGCACACCACGCACACACCGCCAAGAATAAGATTAATACTGCCATTTTATTTTACCCCCACCACTGTTAGTTTAGCAAGATGTCTTTTGTGTAAACGATTCCGCACGTGTTTACGGAATCGTTTATAAGCCTCTTTGTTATTCCATGTGTAGGATGGCTGTATAAAGTCATCAAAATCCTTGCCGTCACGTGCATCCCTACGAATAGCATGTATCACACCACCCCAAGTCTCCTCGTCAAAATAATAATAACAAGGAATCGCCTTTAAAATTGACAACTCTAATTTTTGTTGTGCTCTTAATTTTTTCATAATAATTTTAATTTGTTGAATTTAATAAAAAAGTTAATTAAATAAACTTGTGGTGTGTGCAGCACCCACGCTTTTGCGTTATGTATCGTCCATTCCTCGCAAGTCAGGCATTTTGCTTGCGCTGTCTTAACAACTCCGACACACTCCCACACACCGAAAAAAAAGAGGCTCATCACTCAACGAGCCTCCCTGTATTATATTGCGTCTTTTGCAGTCTGTCAATGACTGCCCGTGACTGCCCACCGTCACCCCTTTAGTCGCTTTCGCATTCACGACACGGGCAAATAACGTCCTTTTGTCTCTTCGTGTAACACATCCCTGCTTTGCTCCCTCCTTTGCTATCAGGCGAGCCCGTCACACGTCACCACCTCCTGACTGTAGCATCCAGTCTTCGACACGGGTGTTATGCCGTAACGTAACGATGCCTTAAAAAATGTCGCTCGCATCGTCCGTTGGGTTCTCTTTTAACGTATATCCATAACGATATACGCCAGCATCTACTTTTACCCACCACTTTCAAACCGCCTCTTCACACGTTAAAATACAAACCGCCCGCAATTGGTACGAGACCGCATGCTGTTGGTATGTTTTTGCAGTGCTTTAGATTATGTTATCCAGTTTGCGTACTGCTGTCCCTCTCCTGAACCGCTCAACACGTGAGCGACTATTACTTTCGAATTTAAAGTGCACCGCAGGAGTAGCACACCGCCCGCTGACTTTAGGAGTATACCGCCCGCAATTGGTACGAGACCGCATGCTGTTGGTACGTCACCTGCTACGTACACCACCGTGTACTGTCATTGGAAAAATACATGTGTCCGTGTGTGCTTCCGAGGCACATAAACCAATATCAGACACGGGCAAAGCGTGGCGAGGCTGTTATTTCACAGCCTCACCAATAACTACCACCTGAGGGCACGGGCTGCCGAGGGTGTCCGTGAAATGCTTAAGAGCATCCCGTACGATACCACGAGCGGCGGCGGCAGTCAACTTCTTTTCAGCCCAAACTTTTGAGCCGTTTTCATCCTTTGCTTTTCGGCAAAGTGTGCCGTTTTCAGTTTGAAACGGGAAACAGTTAGCCACCACATCAATAGCAGTCTTATATTTTCCCTTAGCTGCGTTTGCCGCATCCCGTGCACGCTTTTCAGAAGACTTCACCACTTGATTATAAGCTCCGTTAATGGCAGACTCGTAATCCTTAAGGGCAGCAGAAATGCCCTTTTTAGTTTCGGCTTTTGCAGACTTGATTTCTTTTTTACTCATTAAAGCCGTTGACTTGAAAATGTTGTTAGTTTTCATAATTTCAAATGTTTAAAGTGAATGATTAATTTAAATTAGCGTTGCAAAGTTACGACTAAAAAAGTTAAAAACAATAACTAATATTATGTTATAAAACATATTTTTAATATTTTTTTATTAAGTAGTTGTAAATCAATGAATTATAAGGGCAAAAAATTTTGGTTTTTTTGATATTTTTTTTCAATTATTTTTTAATGTATTGATATTCAATTATTTAGGTTATTCATATACATACGTACATTATTATATAATAAAAATATATTGCACAAATGAGAATAAAATGTGCAAAATAATATGTTGTCGATATTGTGACAATTTGTTTTATATATTTAAAGTATTGTAAATCAAAGATATAACAACTATTTATTGCATATTGCTTATATGACAATATAAGACAATTATTTACTAAAGTATTGATTTATAATATTATAACAAGTTATTGTAAACTCTATATTACAACACAATAACGGAAAATCGTTTCTACGACGTTTTTTTAAAAAAAATGTATAAATGTATGTTTTTTAAATTTTCGTTTATTGTGTACGCACACAAAAAAGAATTTGCACAAAAAGATAATTTTGTGCAGTTATAAATTGTAAGTTATAAAACGTAAGTGCTTAAATGATAGTGAATTATAAGAATTTATTAAATGAAAAATATAATACTTTTTTGTTGTTTTTATACATATTTTTATATTTATAGTTATAATTTAATAATATTTTATATGATTTTATTATAAATTGTTATTTAAAAAAGTAAATTATAAAAATGTATATTTTTTTATATATGTAAATTTTAAGTGTATAATCTACAATAAATAATAGCAAGTTTATTAAGTGTATTGTAAACACTTATTCATATTATAATATATAATATAATGTATATTATTAAGTGTATATTATACAATTATTATTGTGTGAATTTTACATAAATACGGTGTAAATTTAACGCAAAATTAAAGGTGAACGCAAATAAACATATTTTTTTATATTTTTCGTAAAAGTAAAACTTTAATAAAACTTTATAACTTACACAAAATCAATGAGTTATAAACAAATTATTGAATTTTTAATGAACATTGAAAAAGCAATAAATTTTGTGTTATCTTATTGATTTACAACCACATAGACCAGTGGAAAATGCAGTTTTCAGGAGGTGGGGGGGGGATGGGCTGGGCGACAGCGGATGGTGCATCCGTCAATCTTTTTGAAAAAATTTTTAAAAAAAGAAAAAGAAATAAATCGTTTTGTTATTATAGTTATTTTATTTTTTGGGGGATTATGTATTTGGTTATTTTGATTTATTTGCTTGTTTTTAGTGTCTGCGGTGCGTTGTATGACGTTTTTGGTAGTTAGGTGGTATAAATGCCCATTATGATGATGAACGCACGTTGTAGGCGATTTTTTTTAATTTTGATTTATGGTTATGATTATTATTATTTTTTTTATAAAATCAAAGTGATTGGTTGGTGTGTGTATATATCTGGTTTTTTTAGATAGGGTTTCATTAGATTTTTGGACATTTTTTTTGATTTTGGAAAAAATTTCTTTTTTGCAAGGGTTTTTTCTTTTATATAATATCCATAGTATAGTATTACCAAGTTAATAAAAGAAAAACCCCGTGTTATATTATTTTTTATTTAATTATAATTATCAAGTGTAGTAAGAGTATTAAGAGTATAAGTAGCAAGTTAATTATTATAATAATAACATAGACGTTAGGTGTTATTAATTAATATTACAAGTTAACTTATTAATATGGTAACTTATTATATAGAATCCTTATTACGTGCGTGTAATAAGTTATTTTTTTTTAATAGTTAACTAATTTATAAAAAGTTTACTTATTAAAATAAGTAACCATATAAAGTAGTAAACTTGTTAATAAAAAAGTATCTATTTTATTTGGAATATTTAAAATAATATTATTATCTTTGCAAGTGAAATCTTAAATAAGTATTCTTTTTTAAAGAGTTTACTATTATAAGAAGGTAACTATTATATATATTAGTTAACTTATTAACAAGGTTACTATTTAAGTAGGATATTAATATAAATTGTTTAACTTATTAAATTAGTTGTTTATTATGGAAACGATTAAGAAAGTTGGTGATGTTGATTCCTTGCATTTATGGAATGGAGTTAGGGTTCAGGCAAGTGTAGCGATATTGCCATTGATAGTTGAAAAGACGATGGATGCTATGGTAAGTGGTAATAGGTCTGCTTTGTCAAGTATAGTAGAGGGTGGTGGTATCCAATCCTATTGTGCCAAGTTGGCTGTTGGTTACGCAGATGCATTGGTAGATGAGTTAAAGGAGGGTTAAGTTATGGGTATTGTGTTAAGGAACGACTTGTTTGATGGTCGTGTATGTGATGAAAGTTCACATATGGAGATAGACGTGAAGAAGAAAGGTGGTTCATATCGTTTACGTAATGGTCGTTTTGCGAGTAAGGGTGATGCTATAAAGGACGAATATGCGTATAGATTGGCATGGTTGGAATGTGAAAGGGAGAAATACATGAATATGTACCTATCGATGGCTGACAAGTGGAGGAAAAGTGAGATGGAGTTGCGTAAATTGAAGATGAAAGTACAGGAATTGGCTAAAACGTGCCAAATTTAGGGTCTATCGTGACGTGTATGACGTTTTCTTACGAAAGTAAGGGAAATTATCATTTTAGAAATTTTCGTGCGTTAGAAGCGATTTATTAAATAATTTATCAAAATCATGACAGAAGAATTGCAAAAAAAGGTTGATAGAGCCATAAAGTTGATACAATCAGCGAGTAAGATTGCAAAGGAGCATGGTCAGCCATTGGAAGTTGCTTATAGTGGTGGAAAGGATTCGGATGTAATACTTGAACTTACGAAGATGGCTGGTGTGCCTTATCGTGCAATTTACAAGAATACTGGAATTGACCCAAAAGGGACTATTGCCCATTGCAAAGAAAACAATGTAGAAATATTGAAACCAAAAGCAAAGTTTGGTGACTTAATACTAAAACATGGATTTCCCTCTATGCTAAATCGCTATTGTTGCCAATACTTGAAGGAATACAAGGTGCTAGACTATGCTATACTTGGCATAAGGGCTGACGAAAGCACAAAAAGAAAAGCAAGGTACAAAGAACCCGAGCAATGTAGGGTATATAACAAGAAAGAGAAGTGCAGGCAATACTTTCCGATACTTGATTGGACAAAAGAAGATGTACTCGCATTTATTAAGGAACGTAACATACAATTGCACCCTCTTTATTACGATGCACAAGGTAATATTGATATGGATAGACGTTTAGGTTGTATGTGTTGTCCTATGGCAAGTTATAAAAAAAGGTTATTGGAATTTAAAAAATATCCCAATATGGTTAAATTATATGTTCGTAAAGGGGGACAATACCTTGATAATCACCCAGTTAGCAAAATTGCACAATTGTGTAAAGATGGTTATACATTCTTTTGCTTTGACGTTTTTTGTAAACGTTCTAATATTCGCTTTCAAACAAGGTTTGGTAAAACCCTGTTTGATGAAGGTATAGATTGCAAGAAATTCTTGGAAGATTATTTTAATATAAAATTTTAATTTAACAATTTAATAAAAAATCAAATGGAAATACAAGTAAAGATTGCGAAGATATTGGATTCGCAGAGTTTTGTAAGCAAGAAAGACGGATTGACTTACACTAAACATTATTTTGTAGGTACTACAAGTGGTCAATATCCAAGGCAGATAGCCTTTAGTGTGATGGGTGATGACAAGTTTAGGGAGATGAACATTGTGGTTGGTAATGAATATACTGTTTACTTTGACGTGAATAGTCGTGAGTGGAACGGAAAGTGGTTTACTGACATAACTTGTTGGCGGTGTGTTCCAGTAGGTGCTAATGTTACGCAACAAACGCAAGATATTGGTTCGCATCCATCTCTTGGTAAACAAGTTACAACGGTTAGTTCAAGTATTGGTTCAAGTGATGTTGATGAAAAATTGCCATTTTGATTTAATAACAAATTTAAAACATTAATAACAAATTTAAAACAAAAGAATTATGGAAAACCGAAATGTTTTTGAAATGCCAGTTCATGATTCTATGTCATCAGAAGAATTAAACATGAAACACGCAGAGGTGTTAAAAGACTTGATGTCGCAGATGGATGTGAAAGGTCAGGATGACCACAGGGCGAAGATTGCTGAACGTGAATATTGGCGAAAGTTGCGTGGTGACATACTATTGGCTTTGTTAGATAAAAGCACGTCAATAGATTTGTCTTTGCCCGACAGAGCATCTGACTTAACGGAGCGTCTTTATGAACGTGATAAAGAATTTTTCAAAGATTGAATAAAAAAAAATTGATTTTCTTTTGGAATATTCAAACTTTTTGTATATCTTTGCACAAGAATTGAGATAATTTGCGTTGTCAACCACAAAAGACGCATTAGGATATAGTTATAACTTTTGCTATCGGACGATTGAACGTGGAGTGGTTGCTGCAAGTAAATCGTTCGGTAGTTTTTTTAACAACCACTATTATGGAAGAAAAAGAAAGGCAAGTCAAAGGAATTTGGATTCCTATTGATATTTGGAAAAACAAAAATCTTTCTTGGAATGAGAAAATCTTGTTTCTTGAGATAGATAGTTTTACGACACAAGAAAAGGATTGTTACATTTCCAATGAATACATCGCACAATTATTGAATGTTGGAGAAACAACCGCCAACAAGATACTTTCATCACTTATAAGCAAAGGTTATGTGATAAAGACAAAGTTTGATGGAAGAAAAAGATATGTCAAGTCAGCCTTACACTTTACGACAAGTCAGCCTTGCACTTTAGTGCAACCCTGCCTTGCATCTGAGTGCAACCCTGTTATATATAATAATAATATAAATAATTTACCTAAACCAATTACTAATACAAATAATATAAAAGAATTAAAAGAAAAGTTTGCAAAATTTGCTTTATCATACAAAAAAGCAGGTGGAAGGGTGCGTGGTATTGATACAGAATTTGAAGAATTTTATAAAAGGCATAAGGATTGGAAACAAGTCATACCATATCTTGAAATGGCATTACAAAGAGAGGTAAAAGCACGTAATCAGGCAAAAATGAACAAAACCTTTTTCCCAGAGATTAAAAATTTGCGTACTTATCTTGGCAAACAAAGGGCATGGGAAATGTTTGTAACGATTGGGGAAGATATAACGAAAGAAGAATATATGCCTCAACAAAGTCCTTTGTTGTGTTGGAATGAATATTATAAGTGCTATATGTACCTTGGCTATTTTGCCGGTCATATAAGTGACGGATATGAGGACGAAACAAGACCTAATGGTGTCAAAATTACACTTAATAACGGTCGTGGGGATATTGTTTGGGATTCAAAAACTAAACAATGGGTGAAGCAATGAACAACAAATTAGCAAATTTGTAATTATGGAACAATAAAAACAATAAGTCTATGAAAGAAATAACGATTTACAAAGCATTTGATGGTACAATGTTTGACAGTAAAGGCGACTGCGGATACTATGAAAGTATTTGTAAGAACGTAAGCAACATTTTGGTAAGGCTTAGACCAAGCGAAGAGGTTTCAAGTCGCATTGCTATAAGGCAAGACATTGACGTAGTAAGGGAAGTTAAACAAGACTTTTTTTTGATTTGTGCCGAAGCGATTCCTTCTTTTAGTCAACGGTTTAAAGAGGTCGCAGATGGCACGAGGCACATAAGCCACGCAGGACGAATACTAAGTGACTACAGTAAGGACTTTCCAATACTTTATGCCACATATTTCAGACTTGAATGTATAAGCGAAACGAGCGGTATTGAATACGAACAACCGTATTTTGCAAACCACGAAATAGAGTTCGATGGTGTTATAATTTAATAAAAGAAAAGAACAGTATTATGAAGTTTTTAAAAGAATTTGCATGGAAAGTTCCATTGTTTGTGCTATGGTCGCAATGTACGTGGTTTGCAAAATACGACATGCCTTTTTGGGCTGATTGTGTTATTGCATTTGTGTTTTTTATTATGCTTGAATTGATTCGTTGGGGTTTAAAGAAATAGTATTTATGGAAAGTTTAAAAAAAAATTGGAGGTGAAATAAAAGGCGTATGTTGCAAGCAAAATCAAGAGAGGAACTGTATAAAATTGCTGAAATAATGGGCATTGATGAATATGAAGTGTTTTCTCAAGAGCCATCCGCTTTCTTGGGTAAATTTAAACCTAAAGATTCCATACTAACAGACATGCCCATTTCTTTTGACCAAATGGCTGCAATAGTTGATTATTTAAGAGAACAAAACAACGAATAACATCAAAGAACTATGGAATCAGTAAAAATCAAAGTGTCCCATCGTAATGGGGAAACCATCGTAAAAAGCGACAAAGGGGCAGAGTTTAAGTTCGGAGGAAAGATGCTGTCCGAGACAGTTATTGCCAGCCTCGTTTTTCAAACCGTTTATATGAATTTCGAGAAGTTGCGTAACGTTAGTGAAAATTTCGAGATTAGCCTAACGATGGACTACACCGTACACCAAGACGAAACGCAAGCAGATAATGAGACAACAAAAATATTACAGGTTAAAAGCCAAAATCAAAAGAATGTTATTCTTAAAATTCTTGAAGATGACAATCCTACAACGTATCACACTTATGAGGATTATGATAATGAAAACATCTTAGTTGACGGTAATATAAGTTTTGATGCTATGGCTGAAATAGTGGACTATCTAAGAGAACAGAACAATAAATTAAACGAATTGAACGAATTATGAAAACAGTAGCAGTATTAACATTCCCTCTGAAGAGCAAAGGTGGGAAAACATGCACTTGCAACATGGTGGAAGGTCTAAACATCACAATGGGCAGAATAAAGGAGCGTTTTGACGATTTGAAGAGAAAAGGCTATGAACCAGCTGGCGACATCGTTCTGAATTTTGTCACAACAGAGAATTAAACAAATAACAGAATTATGGAAAATAAAATTTACATAGTAACATCTGGAAATTATTCAGATTACACGATTGAAAGAGTTTTTTCTACAAAAGAAAAAGCAAATGAGTTTGTCCAACAACATGGAACAGATTATAGGATAGAAGAATATGTTGTTGATGAAGAAATAAAAAAAGAAAATAAACTATGGCGTATCGCATTTGACATCAAAAACAATAATTTACAATATGCGAACTCAAGAGACCTGAATGATTTTAATATTAAGTATATAGATACTTGTCAGCGACAAGACAGTGTTTGTAGTGAGTCTTCAATTGATTTTTGGTTAGAAGCGGATACAATGGATAGAGCCATTAAGGTTGCGAAGGAAAGATATTTTGCAATAAAGTCAAACGAATACATTTGGCTAAGGTTGTCACGTCCATGCAGTGGTTCTTGGTGGAATAAATACGAAAGATTTAATATCAGGACTAATGAATTTATAAACCCAGATGCATTATGACAAGACTATATGGATTTACAAAAACTAAAAAATGGATAAGATAAAATGATTGAACTTGACAAAATATATAACATGGATTGTGTTGACGGATTAAAGCAACTTGCAGATAAAAGTGTTTCGCTTGTTGTTACCGACCCGCCATATTTACATATAAAATGACGTGGCATAAACCATAAAACACATAAGGCTTATAAAAACGGACATAGCAAATTTGCTACGTCTGCATTATATGACCAATCGGGTTTTATGATGAACAGCATGAATTATTTTGATAGCGAATTAATAGAAAAGGTTCTTGATGAACTTGTGCGTGTTTGTAAAATACCTAACATTTATTTATTCTGCAATGAAACTCAAGTCCCTTTGTATGCTAATTATGCGAATGAACATAATTTAATGTTTAGTATATTAGTTTGGGAGAAACCTCTTTCAATCATAAACAAGAACAGGTTTAGCCAAAATATTGAATTTATTATTAGGATTTATGATTTAGGTACTGGGTTGAATAGATTACCTATAAATATATTTTATAATAGAGTAAAGAAAACGTCCCCAGTGGCGGGCATTAATAAAATACATCCAACTGAAAAACCAGTAAGTTTATGTGAACAATTTATTTTATTAAGTTCTAATGAAAATGATATAATATTAGACCCGTTCATAGGGAGCGGCACTACGGCTATTGCGGCATATCGGAACAATCGCAGGTTTATTGGTTTTGAATTATCGGAGGAATATTACAAGAAAGCACAAAAACGTATTATTTCCGAATCAATACAATTAACTTTATTTTAAGATGAAAGATTATAGTGTGAAAGTTGTAAAAGTGTCAGATATTAAGGAGTGGTTACTGAAAAAACATTATGCGCATCGTATACCTTCTATATCTTTCGCTTTCGGTTTATACAGTTTGAATGTGCTTGTAGGGGTTTGTACTTATGGAGTACCAGCGTCACCTTCTTTGGTTCAAGGTGTGTTCGGAGGATTATATAAAGATATAATATACGAATTAAACAGACTTGTCACCAATGACAACTTACCACGTAACACTTTATCATTCTTTGTCGCACAGACGTTCAAACTGTTGCCTAAACCATTGGCGATAGTTTCCTATTCTGATACGTCTATGCATCATCATGGTTATATTTACCAGGCTTGTAATTTTGTTTACACGGGACTTTCCTCTGCGCACAAAGAATACCGAATAGAGGGTACGAATAATAAGCACTCAAGACATTTATTTGATGACTTTGGTGGAATAAATAAGATGAAGGAATGTGGTGTTAAGATGGATATAGGACAAAGGGCAAGAAAACATCGTTATTTTTACTTTATCGGAAACAAGAGGCAAAAAAAACAAATGTTAAAGAAATTACAATATCATGTATTACCTTATCCAAAAGGCGATAACACAAGATATGATTCTTCATATATGCCTACAGTTCAATTAATGTTGTTTTAAAATTAAAAAAGTTTGTGTATTATAATGAATACTGATGAAATAAGAAAGTGGTGGAATGTCTTTGTAGGTAATGGCAATTTTACAGAGATACGTGTGTTGGGAAGATACCAATACAGCGGTTATTTCAAGTCCGTTGACTCATTACTGAATACTATAACACCATATGTAGGCATGGATGACGAGCAATGTTATTTCACATTGAATACAATCAACGATGCGTGTTATGGTAGACAACAATGTGAAAAGTTTGTAAAGTCCCCCAAAGCGACTACCACGGACAATGATATAATAAGGAGAAAATGGTTGTTATTGGATTTTGACCCCAAACGTGCAACTGGTGTCAATGCAAGTGATGAAGAATTTGAACTTGCAAAAGGAAAAGCGAAAGAAGTGTATTATTACCTACGCAACTTGAATTTTCCAAATCCAATCATGTGCATTTCGGGCAATGGATTCCATTTGCTATACAAAGTTGATTTGCCAAATACGAATGAAGTGACTGAAACAATAAAGTCTTTCTTGCATTCATTGGGAATCATGTTTAGCGATGACAAGGTTGACATAGACGAAAAGGTTTTCAACGCAGGCAGGATATGTAAGCTGTACGGGACAACAGCAAAGAAAGGTGCGAATTTACCTGATAGACCTTGGAGGGAATCCAAGATTGTTTACGTTCCCAAAGAAATAGTGGACGTTCCTTTAGATAGGATTCAACAAGTTGCAAATCTATTGCCTAAAGAAGAACCAAAACAAAACACATATCATGGTGGATATAATGAAAGGTTTGATTTGCAAGAATTTCTAACAAAACATGGAATAAACTACAAACAAGTTCAATCAAGTGATGGCACAAGGTATATAATTGACCATTGTTTCTTTGACGAGAACCACAAAGGGAAAGATGCGGTGTTATTTCAATATAACACAGGTGCTGTGGCATACAAATGTTTTCATCAGTCATGTTCATCAAAGACGTGGAAAGACGTTAGGTTGTTGTTTGAGCCTAATGCCTATGATAGGGACAATATACCTCCACAAAGGCAATATCGTCAATTTGTACCACAAGTGCCACAAAAGCCTAAATATGAGATAAAGGAAGAGATACCCGAACTTGGGGATAAGTGGATGTCTTTGTCAAAGGTACAAAAGATAGATTTAAATACGATTGAAAAGGTAAAGACAGGTTTTGTGGAATTGGATAGGAATATTTTGGGATTGAATATGACGGAGGTCACTTTGTTGAGTGGTAGTAATAGTAGTGGTAAGTCCTCATGGTTGAACACATTGTTGTTGAACATTATTGAGCAAGGACAAAAGTTTGCTTTGTGGTCGGGTGAATTGCCACCAACAATATTGAAAGCATGGATACACATGGTAGCCGCTGGTAGACGTAACTTACGTCAATCCCAATATGGTGACGGCAAATTCTATGTGCCAAGCAATATAAGCGAAAAGATAGACGAATGGTTGGACGGAAAGTTTTTCCTTTACAACAACGAATATGGCACGAAATGGCAACAGATATTCAACGATATGAACTTGTTGTTGAAAGCGGGTGTAAAGGTGTTTGCGTTGGATAATCTTATGTCGCTTGACATAGACTTGCTTGAGGGCGACAAAAACGGAAAACAACGTGAGTTGATGTTGCAAATAAAGGAGTTTGCCAAAAAGAACAAAGTCCATATCATACTTGTTGCACACCCACGAAAGACCATTGCATTTTTGAGAAAGACTGATATTAGTGGTTCAAGTGACCTTACGAATATAGTTGACAATTGTTTTATTATTCATCGTGTGAACAATGATTTCTTCAAGACGGGTGCTGATTTCTTCGGCAAGATGGAAATACAAAGGTTTCAAGGTTATGGGAATGTGCTTGAGGTATGTAAGAATAGGATGTGGGGTGTTGTGGACTATCTTGTAGGTATGCACTACGAATTAGAAAGTAGGCGATTTAAGAACACAATAGATGAAGATATACACTATGGTTGGGAGGTTCAACCAGTACAATCGCAAGTTCAATTTGAACAAACACAAGAAGAATACAAACCGTCAATGCCTTTTGAATTAGGGGAAGATATTGCTCCTTTTTAATTAACGTTTGAAATTAAAAAAATAATTATATGAAAATAGAACTTAATAACATCTATAATGGGGATTGCCTTGATGTTATGAAAGACATTCCCGATAATACTATTGACTGTGTTATATGTGATTTGCCGTATGGTACTACCGAAGCGGATTGGGATACTGTTATCCCAATGGACAAGTTATGGGCAGAATATGATAGGGTGTGTACGTCAACCGCCAATATCCTTTTGTTTGGGAGTGAGCCTTTCAGTACGACATTACGAATGAATAAACTTGACATATACAAATACGATTTGGTATGGATAAAAAACCGTCCAACAGGTTTTTTCCATGCACAAAATATGCCATTAAAAGATTATGAGTTGATTAGTGTGTTTAGTTATGGTAGTATGGGACATAAAAATCTGCTGAAAGAAAAACGTATGACCTACAACCCACAAGGCTTAATTAAAACACATAAAACTACATACAATTTTTTAAGGAAAATGGGTGGTTTATACAAGCCACGTCCAAGTCATAAAGACACCGTTGTGTCCGAATTAACTAATTATCCATCTATGACACTTTATTTTAATGTTGACACAAGCCATATCCATGAAACGGCAAAACCAGTAGATTTGTTAAGGTATTTGGTTTTGACATTCACGAATGAAAACGATGTCGTGCTTGACAATACTTGTGGCGGTGGGTCTACATTAATTGCTTGTATTAAAGAAAAACGCAGGTTTATAGGTATAGAAAAAGATACCGAAATTTACAATACCGCAAAAAAGAGAATAGAACAAGAATGCCGACAATTAACACTTTTTTGATATGCTTAAAGAAAATGAAATATATTTAGGGGATTGTTTGGAACTAATGCCCCAAATCAAAGAGAAATCTGTTGATTTAATTTTATGTGATTTGCCGTATGGTGTTTTAAATCGGGGTAATAAAAATGCCAAATGGGATAATATAATACCGCTTGATAGGCTTTGGGAACAATACGGACGTATATGCAAAGACAAAGCGAATATCGTATTGTTCGGGCAAGGTATGTTCACTGCAAAGGTTATGATGAGTAATCCTAAATGGTGGCGATATAATCTTGTTTGGGATAAGCAATGTGTTACACGTTGGTTAGACGCAAATAGGATGCCTTTGCCTTCGCATGAGGATATTATGGTATTCACAAAAGGTGGTGGTTATGGAATATACAATCCTCAAATGGTAAAAGTGGGATGGCATAATAGAAATGGAAATCATAATAAAAAACAATCATGCTATGGGAAATTAAAAGATGTACCCACAACTTTTAGTGATGAGAAATTTCCGAAGTCGATTTTGTCTTTTGCAAAATATGATGGCACACGTTCACTTCACCCCACAACGAAGCCTGTGAACTTATTACGTTGGTTAATAGCCACTTATAGTAATTCGGGGGGGGGTAATTCTCGATAATTGTATGGGTTCTGGCTCTACTTGTGTGGCTTGCATAAAGGAAAAACGGCAATACATAGGCATTGAACTGAACAAGGAATATTACGATATAGCGGAGAAACGCATCAATGAAGAGAAAATGCAGTTGACATTATTTTGAATATTAAAAAAATATATTTAAATTTGCAAATGATTGTTTAATTTTAAAAGTAAAGAAATTATGAGTAGAAATTTTAGTTTCAGTGTTGACAAGGTTTTGCCTTATTTAAAGAACGTGGTATCATTGACCAACGCAAAAACAACGTTACCTATTCTTGAGTGTGTAAAGTTGTACAATAGCGAGGAAAACCCTAATGTATTATGTATGACTTGTTCGGACAGCGAATCTTGGTTGACAACGAAATGTAATGTGCAATCGCAGAGTGTTTTCAACATTTGTATCAATGCAAAGAAATTCCTAAATGTGATTTCTGGATTAGGTGGTTATGATATAGTTGCCACAATTGACGAAACGAAGAACATTGTTGTATGTGACTACAAGAAAGGTAGTTTTGAATTGCCATATGAAAGTTCTGAAAACTTTGTTGAAAGCAAGTCCTTTGATGACATGGAAAAGGTGACATCATTTGAGGTTGGTGGTATGTCTTTGTACAATGCTATGTCAACGGTGCAATTTGGTATGGCTGATGACGAGTTAAGACCTGTATTGAATGGTGTGCATATTGAATTTGGCGAAGACGGGACTGAATTTGTGGCTACCGATGGTCGTGTGCTTGCTTTATGCAAGGATAAGGGGTTAATCGTGCCACAAGGCTCGTTTACATTGCCGTCCAAGCCATCACGCATACTATTACCTCTATTGTATCGTGACACACCAATCAACGTGCAATATGATGATGCAATAATAGTGCTTAACGGAGAAGATTTTACTTTCACCACAAGAATGATTATGGGTAAGTATCCTAACTATAAGTCTATCATACCTACAGATTATGTAAGGGATATAAAGATAGACAAGTCGGAACTTACAAGTGCATTGAAACACATCATACCTTTAGGAAATGATACAAACAAGTTGGTAATATTCAACTTTGAATTTGGAAACAATTTTGTATGTTGTGAAAATGTGGATTTCTCTACAAGTGCTAAAGAGTTTATAGAGTGCGAGGACAATAACACGGAAAAGTTTAGGATAGGTTTCTTGTCAAGCCTCGTATTATCGTGTCTAACGTCCGTTTCCTCTGCAAAGGTGCATTTGTTCGTCAAAGACCCACAACGTGCCGCTGTGATGATTCCTGACACGCAAAACGATACAATTGAGTATAAAGTATTACTTATGCCACTTGTTATTAACTGATGATTACTAACTCTTACATAATTAATGACAATTTGGATGTGAATGGTAGACTACTGCCGTTCATATCCAAATTTGATTCTATGCAAGACGTGGAGATTGCAACCATAATGTATGTGTGGTTGTTGAATGGCAATAAGGATATAAGTTATATTGCTGACAAAATAGTCAACGGTATAATGGACGGAAGACCATCATGGTATGTTTTAAGTTATGGGTCACATATCCCATATAACTATACTGAATATAGTATGTGGGAAAACATATCGGAAACGTGTTTCCATAATCTTATATTGAAAATAAAGGAAATGATATGTTACAAGTCGGGGATACGTAACTCCTATGATTTATACATATCTTCCCCACGTCATAGGTGTAAGTACTCGCATGATGCTTTATCATTGATGTTAAGTGGCAACACCCTTTTCCCAACAAAGTCGGGTGGACATACTTACTATCGTTACAACTTATTGATGTATCTTTTTGCATACAAGTTGAAGATATGGGAGGGTGTGGACGTGTCAAAGGCATTAGTCCCATGTTGTGATGCTATCATGGATTTGGCATACGATTGTGGCATTACTAAAAGGAGATTAAAGTCCACGTTGCGTGGTGCTGAAATGCTTACCGAAATAGCAAAAATGGAATATGGGGAAAAAGACTTTTTTAAACTATACGATTACATTATGACTGAATATGACAAAAAAAGATTTTGTAAGAAAATTTGAAAAATTAGTCTTTGATTATTGTAGAAATAATAATGACTATGAGGATGTTGAGGATTTGTATGATTATTCGTTCCGTGGCGGTAATTTTGCCGTTAGTCTAACCATATTAAGCGAAAACTATCAACAAGAATATGACTATGATGAATGAATATGACCAACATAGAGCCACCAGCGGTTACATTGAGATGATAGATGGTAAATATCAAGGCAAACTTGAAATAGAGGGTATTGACATTAGTCCTGTAATCGGTTTGTTTTTTCAACAAGATGGTGAGAACTGGTTGTGGATAAAACGCAAGGACGTGATGGAATATGATATATGTTCTGGTGAGTATATTAAACGAAAGGCGAGACCTTATTGGGAGTGCTATTTAAAGAAACAAGACAAAGGTATCGTGGCTTATAGGGGATATTTTATATTCAGTCATTTCAAGTATGAGTTAAGTGGTGTGTTTGATAAGTTTATGCGTGACGTTGATAGGCTTAACTTGTTTGTTGACAGATTGCCAAGAGATGAGCAAAACATAATAAATAACATTAATAAACGTAATAAGGAACAAAATGAAAAGCGACAATGAAACCAAGAAAGGTTGGCTAAACCTTGAGGACAAGACTTTTAAGGAGATTGAAACGATATTACACAACTACGATTACAATTCCCAAACTATGCTTGCACACTTTGTGGCAAGTATATGTGACGTGGATTATTCTGATTTGTTTGTGGATAGTAAAGAACAACACAAAACCCATGCACGTTGGTTATACTGGTTCGCCCTACGTTTTATGACGGGGGAAACATACGAAAGGATTTCCAATCGTACCTACTTTGATGGAAACAAGTTTACAAGTCAAAACGTGGGTATTGGCATAAGCAAGATGACCAAGATGGTGGGTATGGAACAATCATGGAGGAACAAGTGGAAAGTAATAAAACATTTCATCAAGTTAAAGGAAGACCCTCATTCATACCATATCAATGACTTTTCTAATCCTATGCCTACTAAGTACAAGTTATCGCTTAATGTGCCAAAGGGTATGAAAGATAATTTGGAAATTGAAATCAAAGAAGGAAAATGAAACACGAACAAGAATGGGTTGTAATTCCTGATTATAATGGTAAATATGAAATAAATCAAGATGGTGTAATTCGTTCGTGGTGGAGGTGTGTAGAAAAGCCGTATGCCCAACCCAAATTTATAAAAGTAGATGGTAGACGAGTTACATTATATAAGGATGGAAAAGAAAATCGTATAAACATTGATTTATTGCTTGAAAAAATATTTGGTGTTTATCATATTATATCTTTGCCAAATGAGATATGGAAACCAATTGAAAATTATGAGGGGTATTATAAAGTAAGTAATATGGGAAGGGTTTTGGCAGAAAGGCGGTTTTTAATAAAAGAAAACGGAGTAGAGCAATTTTGCAAAGAACAAATAGTGCAAGCCAATACAATTATAAATTCAGGTTATAGAATAGTAAATTTGGTTAAGGATAAACAATTACATCATTTTCTTGTTCATAGACTTGTTGCTAAACATTTTGTTGAAAATCCTTATAATATGCCTTTTGTTAATCATAAGGATGAGAACAAATTAAATAATTGTGCTAATAATTTAGAATGGTGTAATAAAATATATAATTGCAACTATGGTACTTGTCAAGAACGGAGAATTGCAACACGTTTGAATAATAATAATGGGAAATATGGGTACAAACTTAAACGGAATAGATGATGGAAGAATATAAAATGACAATTATAGGGGATTGCCCAAGCAAGGCAAATGCCTATAAAATTATTAATATAGGAGGACATTCAAGTCTTGCTAAAACACCAAAATTAAAATCCTATGAAAAATCTTTTTATTTACAATGTCCGTGTCGTGGTGTAAATATAACTACTTTTTTTTCCATTGACATTGATGTGTTTTATGTAAATAACAGAAAGGATTTAGATGGTTCTTTTAAAATAATACTTGATTGTTTACAACAATGCAAAGTAATTAAAAACGATAGGGAGTGTGTTGAAATACACGCAAGAAAAATGATAGACAAAACAACCCCAAAAGTAGTTATAACTATCAAACCAGTTAAAGGAATAGAAGTACACAAGTCCAATGAACCAACATTATTTTGATTATGCAGAACTTTCATGACACGAATGAGGTATTGTTTCAACGTGGCTTGTCTATCACCATGCAAGATTATTTGTTTGTCTTACAAATTGTTTTAGGCGAGAACATTGGTGTGGCTTATGCAATTGCCTACGACCAAGAGGAATACAAGAAAGTGGTATCCACCACGGATGAACAAGCCTATATATTGGAAAAGAAAAAAGACGGTGATGTGATGTTGCAACAACAACATATCATACAATTAAAGGATGAGTTAAGTGAGGCTTATCGTGCGGACATACAACAAAAGGCATTGTCGCTTGAACAAATAGAATTTACTGCCGCTGATATTAGTGCCTTGCTTAATAAAATGCTTGCATCACAAGCAAAGGACTTGGATAGTGCATCAATACGTGAAATGTTGTCAATTATCCACGAATTGATTAATAATTTTGGATTAAGTTCAGGAAATGACGCATTTGCAAAGCATTTTATCACAATTCAGCCAAAATTTAACGCATTGTGTCATTGTGGGCATGAAATGGACATTGTTCGTGGCATTGATTGCATTTGCCCACACTGCCACCAAGTTTATCAATGGGATGAAGATTCACAAAGATTCTTCCCTAAACCATCAGTATTATGATTGGAGCAGTATATGTAGACATCCTTAAATTTAACATACTTGTCATAACTGACACCACAATGGAAGAGTGGAAATCAAAATTAAAAAAGATGAAGAAAGACAAGTGGGTAAGTGAAGAGGATATAAAGTATATAGAAGAGGATATAAGCAACGAAAAGACGTGTGCAGGTAGCACAACGTACCTTTCATCAGGTGATTATGCCATATTCTTGAGGGACTCGTCCCAATTGGGAAACCTTGCACATGAGGTGTTCCACGTTTGTAATAAAGCATTGCTTTCAAGGGGGTTTGTCCTAAACGAAAGTGGTGAGTCGTGGGCATACCTAATAGGTCATGTATATGACTTGGTGTACGACTTAATCAAACAAGAAAAGAAAGGGTAGTCAAAAATGGCTACCCTCTTTTATAACACCATCCTTGTGTAATATCCTTGTTATCTCACGCATTATGTAGCCTTGCAACCAAGCACCATCCTCATCCCCTTGGGGTATTCCATAATGTTGTAATATACTTGCTTGGACGTGGTCTACCTCATGAGAACACGTATCAATGAATTGCTCCAAAGAACTTGCCTCGGATATGAATACCACACTCATTGTTATGTCATGACGTGATATGGTCATTCCAGTATTAGTACCCATAAGGATTCTTAATGCCCTGCGTATTTCCCTATCATCAACACCAAAGGAGTCCATTATGGCTGCCATCTCGTCCATATCCAACATATCATAGTCATAACAAAAGACTATGCCCCAATATCCGTCAACATCTATATATCTCTTTATCATAACATCATCTCCCAATATATAGGTATTTCAGCATTACACATTTTAGCCTCAAAGCAACTCAATACGTTTTCAGGCATCCCATCGGGGTCACATATAGTTTCCTCAACGAATGATGCACGTTGCTTGTCATTTTCCAAGGTCTTTGGATAGTCCGCTATTGCCATGTTAAACAAGTACCAAGCCGTATAGCAAAACTCTTCTGGCATATCTACCTTGTTTTCTTTAAGCACATTTTTAACGTCATCCAAACTCCTTGCTTTCAAAGGTTTCATTTCCTTTGTTGTGAGGTCTTTGGTTTCCATATGACTAATCGCCCACTCTGCAAGTCTTTTACTGAACAAGCCGTGGTTTTCATCCTCATACATAGCCCTACCCTCTGATATATAATTTTTCATATTTTAAGTTGATTTAAATCGTTTTAAATTATAGTTTTCTATAAAATAAGGGGAATTTAGTTAAAAATCCCCCTTAATATTTAAATGCAATGATTATACATAGCGACCACGACTGTCACGACCTCTACGATATTCCATATCTTCGTCATCTTCTTTATCTTCCCAACCGTGTTTGTAGCCTTGTCTATAACCATGTTCGTATTCATCACGATAGTTTCCACCATAGTTTCGGTATCCACCACGCATATTCCTACGCATCTGTGAACGCATTTGTCCACCGCTTTCGCTTTCTTTGTCAACAAAAATCCATGCCATAGTTTGTCAATGTTTTAGTGGATATGGTTTTAACTTGGGGAGTCAAGTTTCTGTAGGATTGACAATATGCTATCCAACTTTGCATCGGTAGCCGCTTGCCTTTCCTCCAAGGTCTTTATAGTCCTTGCTTGTTTCTTTTCCTCTGCATATCGTGGATTCAATGTTTCCAACATTCTTTCCCCCTCTTTAAGAACCGACTTGTGATAATCCACTTGGTCAATAGCCTTGCGTGATGTGGCTAACATAGCATCTACCGCTTGCAACATTGCTTCACGACTACCACTAAAAGTCATGTCACCTTTTTGTGCTATTTCAACCCCCAGAGGAATTTCCATAAAGGTTTCATCCTTTCCGTTGATTGTAGCGACCACGTCAATCACTTGTTGTGTTTGTAGTCCTGTCATCAAGTTAGGTGTTTGTGTTGAATATTTAACCCTTGGTTGTGATTTGCTCTTGACAACTCCAACCTCCAACAAAGGCTTTACACCCTGCCTTAATATGTAAAAGGGATTACCTGCTCCCAAACTATTAAAATCCATATCTTTGTAGTTTTAAATTATTTTATTAAACAATCGTTCTCGACATTAATGCAAGTATGTTGTTCCACTTGTCATTGAATATCTCCATAACACTTACGTTAAGAATGTCCGCAACAGTTATTGCAGTTCCATTTGGCAGGGTTAGTGGTCTTGTTATGCCGTTTAATGTAAGAGTTATTGGCAAAGTGGTGGTTGCATCGGCAGGGATAGGGTTTTCCATGCGGATAGTAAAATATCCGATAGGCTGAATACGCCTCCATCCAAGAGCGATGTTGACCGATTCTGTACCAACAGTTACTTGTGTGTTAGAAATGTAAGGCTGACCACCTGCATTGATTGTTATATTGCAATTACAATTACAACTCATACTTTTACCTCCTATGCCTTAAATTAAAACACTACATTGTTACCACCAAATCCGTTGCCGTAGAAACCACCCCAAGGTTGTCCGTAGAAACCGCCACTAACGTAAGGAGTGGCATTGAACACCTGCAAGTTTGGATATTGAACGCTGACAGTTTCGGGCATACGACATTTGATGTCATCCACCTCGTGAGCAAGTGCGGAAATCTGGCCGATAACAGGAGCAACTGCTTGCTGAACAACTCCAGTGGTGAAGTTCTGTGACTTCAGTGTTGCTACCTCCGCCGTAAGAGCCGTAATCTCCCTATCCTTGCGGTTAGACTCTAACTGGTCTATCTTGTTGTCAAGAGCAAGATAGTTACGGTTCATCGTGTCTGTCAATGCGTAAGTTTGCTGACAATCCGACAACTGCTGTGCTGCACGTGTTGCGGTGATGTTGTCATTTACGCCGTTGATGCTGTTTTGGAGAGCATTTGTCTGCTGACAAAGAGCCAACTGATTGTCGCAGCAGCACTTCTGAATGGTGCTTGCAAGGTTTGCATCACCTGCCTGTACTGCGTTAATCAGTTGCAAGGTTGACATACCCTGTGCGTTTGCAATCTGATTGAGGGTGTTCTGTGCCGACTGAATGCCTGCATTTGTTAAGTTGAAGTCTTGGCCAAGCATGGTGCTGAGTGTTTGGATAGCGGTACGTGAAGCCTCACCTTGGTTGGTGATAGCGTTCATAATAAGTTCACGACCCGAATCGTTCGAGAGTTGATTAGCCAAGAAAGCCGCGCTTGAGTTGCCTCCGCCAAAGCCTCCATTGCCAAATCCGCCACCGTTCCAGCCGAACATTGAAG